ATTCCAGCACCTCAAAAAACAGTACAAGATGAGTTTGATGAAATAGAGTGTCCAGCATGTGGTACGGTATTTCCTATTACAGAAAAAGAATGTCCCGAATGTGGTTTTATTTTAGATTTTAAAAACGAAGAAGGTGGCGGAAGTAGTAAGCCAAAAAATAAAAAAGATTTTGAAAAGTTAATAAAATTAAAATCTGTACAGAAAGAACTACATGATGTTATTTATGAATTTGTGGGATTGCTATGTTTGATTAAGACTGAAAGTACTAATTGCCCTCTATCGGGTAAGCAAATAAAGAAATGGTGTTATGGCTATAGGGAAGACAATTCCCCTGTTTTTAAAACCGATAAAGATTTTTCGGTTAAGAAATATCCATATCCAATAATCACACAAGCCAAGAAAACAAATTGTTGGTATGTTTTTCATACTATTTGCACAAAGTATGATCCAAAATTAGGAGCATTACGTTATTATAGTAAAAAATTACGCAAGGCTAAAAGATTTTTAGAACAAATTAAGAATGAAAATAATAAGGCTTTCATAAATTTATATAGGTTAATGGAAAATTAGGAGATAAAATTATGGGATGGTCAAACGGATCGTATTTAGCGGAAAATATTTGGAGTGAAATTAAAAACGTACTACCAAATAATAAAAAGATAAAATAGCATTAAAAATATATAATATTTTTTGCGAGGCGGATGCTGATGACTGGGAATTTGTAGAAGAAAATTTATTTGCAACTGTTTTAAAAATTAAGAATCCCAAAGAATATGCTAAGTGTAAATTTATGAATGATTTTATTAATTAAAAATAATAACAAAAAATTAAAAATAATCAATTAAATATAGTATAATTATTTTATTAGTTAAAAAGCAAAGGATGAATAATGACTGAAAATATAAAATTATTACCAGAAGTTCCGGTACTAAAAGAATATCAATTAGTTAAAGATGAACTCATTATTAGAATTGACAAATTAAATAAAATAATCACCTTAACCGAAGATAACAAAAAAGATGTTAAAGCGGCTATAGTTGAGATGAATAAGATAAAAGACCGTATAAGTAGATTTAGAATAGATGAAACTGCTAAGTTTTTAGAATATATAAATCCATGCGTTAATCAGTGCAAAGAACTTGAAAAATTATGTGTTGATGGCTGTGCGCAAGTAAAAGCGAAAGTTTCAGAATTAGAAGAACTCGAAAAACAACAAAAGATAGGTACGTTAAAGAAATTATTTGAATTTGCTTTAGAGCCTTGCCCTTTTCGTAACTTATTAAAATTTGAAATGTTTTTTGAGCAAAGCATGTCCAATAAAACATCAAGCATTACAGTTATTGAATCACAACTTAAGGAATGGATAGCTAATAGAACATCAGATATTGAATTTATCAACAATAATACAGACGAAGCGCAAGTTATTATAGCTATTTATTTAAAAAATGGATTTAGACTTACTACTGCTATAGAAACACATCAGGAAATATACAAGAATGAATCAGAAATAAAAGCAATGATTAGCTCCGAAGATTCTATGCTTGCAGCGGTATCTAAACCTACTTTCGAAAAGAAAATGGATATAAAAGTTAGCATAAAAGATTTACCAAAATCAAAAGTTAAAGCTTTAGAGTCTTTCTTGAATGGTCTTGGGGTTGATTGGGAGATATGGGATTATAAGGATAGTAAAAATGTCTAAACCAGATTGCAAACTCGGCTGGGGCAATAATGCAAATATGCTAATATCCGAAATATATAAAAAAGGTCCAGAATATTTAAGTATGGTTTATAATACTTATAATTTAACCGAAGACGTAAAAGAAGTTATTGGACATTATTTAAATATAGATATTAAAGAAATACCAAATAAAAAAGATAAAGTTTTAAAAACTAAAAAGGAGAATAAAGCTATGGCAAAAATAAAAGAAAATAACGAAAACTTGGAATCAAAAGGATTATTAAGTAAAATAAATTTAATTAGAAAAGCTTGGAGTGAATCTATTATTGAAAAAGATGGAAAAGGCAAAGCTGGTGGTGGCTCTAAGTATGATTATTACAAACCACAACAGATTATTGAGTTCTGTTTGGCTCAAGAATTAAAGCATGAACTTTTCTCAGAATTCAAAATAGAAGAAGGAATGTGTTATTATAATGTTTTAGATATTCCTACAGGAGAAATTCGAAGCACTAATTGTCCATTTGAAATTCCAAGAAAAATGGCTGCTAGTGAAGCACAACAAGTTGGTGCTGCTATGACTTATCACAATAGAAGACTTGCCATGATGATGTATAAAATTGAGGATAATAGCAAGGAAAATGTACAAGTTTTAGGTGATGCTGATTTCTCAATGCCAAATATTCCAGCACCACCGATGCCAAATACTCCTATTGTACCTCCTCCTCCAATAAATGTTACAAAAGTAGTTGTTGAGCAAATTAATCAGCCAGAAGTACCTACTGTGTCTACAGTAGTTACAGAAGCACTCATAAATGCCATACCTAATTCTGCGATAACTGGAATTAAAATGACTAATGAAGATAAAATAGCAGCAGAACAATATCAAACAGATAAAGAAACAGATGCGCAAATTGATGAACTTATTCACCAACAAGAAGTTAATACTCAAGAGAGCAATATTGACCACGCCATACCGCTAATAAGTACTTGTGCAAATACTCCCAATATTATTCCTAACCCTAAAGTCAATGTTCCCATAAATGCTTTAGGACAACCTATGCCGCCTAAACAAAACTCTGTTTCGACTAATGTAGAAGAAAAGCCAACAAAAAAAGAACCAGAAGCTTCCTCCGTTCCAAATAAGAAAAATATTGAGGCTTTATATAACTAATGCGTAGAGTTGATTTTAAGACAAAAGAAGAATGGTTACAAGCACGTAAATCGTGCTTGACTGGTACAACTATAGGAAAACATATAGGCATAAATAGTCCATACGTTCCAAAAACAGATAAACAAATGGCTAAAGACCCTGCAATTAATTTTGGAAAAAATTGCGAAGAATCTATTTTAACTATTTTCAAAAACTTACCAGTTATATCTAGGCAAACATTAGTGCAACCAACAATAGGTTATTCGATATGGCATTCCGATAAAGATGAACGTATAGCTGGAAGTCTTGATGCTTTAGCTTTTGAAAATGGGAAAAATGGATTTTGTGAATGCAAATCGACAAGCTCGGGTATTTATAATTTATTTGAACGAATAATCCCGGAAACAACATGGTTGCAAATATTCCAATATTTTTCACTTGATGATACTTTAGACTTTTGTTATTTAGTTGTTTGCGATTATCCAAAATGGGGAAATGGAACTACAAAAATAGATTGGTTAAGAATATCGAGAGTAGAAGTTATTGATAGAATCATTAATTTGCAAGGATGGCAGACCTATATTTTAAATACTATAAAATAAAAGGATTTATTATGATGGATATAGATGAACAAGCTAAGAAAAATATGTGCTTTAGTAAAAAAGTATATTATACAGAAAAACATGCCAACAAAGTAGCATTTTCTATTGGGCAACGTAGAAATTTAAAATTAAGAGTTTATCAATGCCCTATTTGTGGATTTTTTCATTTAACACATATTGAATCAATTTATGTGTAATTATGCAAAGATATAATAATATTTGGGAAATAAATCAATATAAATATTACGAAGTAGCTCAACCTATTTGTATTATTGATAAGTTTTTATATTTACTCAAAAATAATATAAAATATAAATTTCCTATTGATTTTATAGTCTTGCACGTTCCGACTAATAAATTTTTTATTCAAAAGAATAAAATAAATAAATTTTTAGAAAAAATTAGTAATGATAATATATAAAGTTGAAAATAATATAACCCGAGAAGTCTACATTGGTCAAACTAAGAAAAAACTTTGCGAAAGAAAACGCGATCATATCTATGAAGCCTTTAAGCGTAGATTAAATGATAAATTTCATTCCGCATTAAGAGAATTTGGACAAAGAGCCTTTAATTGGTCAATAGTTGGAAAATTTAAAAATTATAAAAGTGTAACTATAGCTGAGGCCAAATATATAATATTTTATAATAGCATAAAATATGGATATAATTCCCAGATAAGACACGATTTTAGCGCTGCTAAAAGAATAAATAAAACTAATTACAGAAATGGTTTTAAAATAATTACAAAATAAATTAAAAAGACTTAAAATTAAGATATAATAATAAGGTAAAGAAACAAAGGAAAAACGTGGATACAGATTTTGATATAAATCCAATAACGGAAGAAGAAGTAATTTCTATTCTTGGCAATAATTTCAAAGTCCAAGGTGACGAAATAGTATATAGATGTCCTGCTTGTCCCGGTGGAGATACTAAGGGCGATAACTTAAAGTTTAATCGTAGAAAGCACACATTAATATGTTTTGCTTGTGATTTCGCTACAGAAGTTTGTGCGATTATAGCGCGTAGACGTTTAGGAAGAACATCATCTAGTGATAATGATTTTACTCGAAGAGAATTTGAAGAAGAACTAATAGAAAGACCAGAAAAAGAAAAAGAAATAAAACAAGAAGATTTGGCGGAATATTATTTTAATTGTCATAATACTCTTATGCGAAATAAATCTTTATTAGAAAAAATGTATAAAAAACATAGCATATTGCCTTCCACTGCTTGTAATTGCTTTATTGGTTATGATGATAAAAAGAATATGCTAGTATTTCCTTCTCGTTCATCAGGCAAAGATCCAGCAGATAATAGTTTAATAATTGATAATGGAGCGGAATATAGGGAGATTGAAGGTGAAAAGATTATTCGTAGAATTTCTGGATATGATCCAGCTATATGTACAGTTCATTGTGGAGTTTTTGTAGCGCATGGTATAATTTGCGAAGGTTATAAAGATGCTTATAATCTTATTCAAATTTTAAAAATTACAAATCCAAAATTAGCAGATTGCACAGCTGTTTTTACCGTACAAAACGGTACAAATTCAATAAATGCAAATAATTGCTTACAAAAAGTTAATTGGAATATTTTTGAAACAATAGGTATTATAATGGATAATGATGAAGCCGGAAATATTG